TTTCATATCCATATTTTCTACCACTAGAGGCGCTGGTGGTTTCAATTTCGGGACTGATGGTTCTGGAAAACTAGCATTTTATTCCAGCGGCGCTCGACAACTTGACAGCGCATCAGGTAAAATTGTAGTGGGTAAATGGCAACATGTGTCCTGTACAAGAAGCGGTACTAGCTTGAAAGGTTATGTTGATGGTATTGAAGTCGCGTCCAATACAAATAGTGAAAATTTCTCACAAGCTACCTTTACAATTGGTAGATTAGATGACACAGGTGAAAACTATACTGGATATATAGATGAGTTGAGATTATCTAAAGGCGTGTCTAGGTGGAATTCTACTTTCAGTGGTTCCTTACCTACCATGCCATACACCTCTTCATCAGGTATTGATTCCTACACCAAACTTATGTACCACTTTGATGGCGACGCTTCTAATGGATGTCATTCTATGGAATTCAACGGCGACATGGATTGGGATCGCACCACTTCTAAATTCAGCTATGGTAGTTATTACTTTGATGGATCTGGAGACTACATTAGCATACCGGATAATGCTGATTTTGATTTTGGTAGTGGAGATTTTACCGTAGATTTCTGGGCTTATGGTTTGAGTGGTAATGGTGGTGTATTACAGATTGCTGATAGCACTTCTTATTCATCAGTATTTGGTCAAGCCGGCACTAATCTTACTTTTACTATGAGTTCTAACGGTAGCTCATGGGATATAGCTAACGATGTCAGTATGGGAACGGCTCCAGGTTCTAATTGGGTTCATTACGCAGTTACCAGATCAGGTACCCAATGGTATACTTTTAGGAACGGTACCCAAGTTAGTAATTTCACTAGTTCCAGCGCTGTTTATAAACCGACTGGAGCTGCTCAAATAGGTAGATACAGAGCTACTAATAATACGTTGTATTACACAACTGGATACATAAGTGAGTTAAGAGTTTCAAAAGGCATATGTAGATGGAATAGTGATTTTACTCCTTTAGAAGTGCCCTACTGCGACATGCAAGGAATAGCCGTTGCTACGACTGCTGCGGTGCAATGCCCTGTTGAAATATCCTATTGGGATTCTTCTAACAGAACAGCGTGTTTATGGACTAAATTACCTACACTGTCTTCAGGAACCAATACGGATTTCTATCTTTACTATGATAAAGATCAACTTGATAACTCGACTTATGTTGGTACCACGGGAACCCCGCCAGCTAGAAATGTATGGGACAGTGATTATAAAAGCGTATGGCATTTGCATCAGGTTCCAGATGGTACTAACTCTATTACAGATTCCACCGTCAATACGATAGCTGGTACCACCTACAATATGGATGCTACCAATGTTATTTCAGGAACTACCACAAAAGCGTTTAATTTCAATGGTTCTGATGAGTATATAGATTTTGGAAATCCTCAAGCTTTAAAGATAACTGAAAATGTTACGGTGGAAGTGTTGTTTAAAACCTCCGATTCTACTGCATTGTTGTTTGGTAATAGCAGTTATACAGATCCTGGGTCTCAATCTTACAGTATTGGTATAACTCCTAAAATAGACTGGTTTATCAACGCACCTGATGATCAGTCTTTGGCTAGTACTACTAGTGTTAATGATAATGTACTTCGTACTGTATCCACTACATATGAAAGGCTTGGCGGCAGTAACAACCAGAAGGTGTATCTTAATGGTGTTAATGATGGACAAAGAACGCCTGGTAGTAGTAGTATAACCACATCAAATGGTACGTTTAAGATGGCTACTTTACATGGCAGCGGCTCTTATTGGTATGCCGGTATGGCGTCAGAAACCAGAGTTTCCAACACAGTACGCTCCGTGCCTTGGATGAAAGCCACTCACTACTCTAGTATCAATAGCTTCCTTACATTTGGATCTCCTGAATCTAGTGTGTTTTTTATCTTTACCAACGAGTCTCCCACCGACTTGTCCAGATATTATGAGAGTACTGCTTTAGTGGGTGTAACTTTAACGGTCTCTGGTTCTGTTGGGCCGGACTCCATTTACGACATTTCTTTCTATACAGATTCGGATGTCCAGATAGGTTCTACTATTTCAGGTGTTGATAATGGTGAACATTCTACTAGCACTTCAGGTATAAACACTAGTAGTGGTATTACTTATAGTTGGTATGCTACAGCTATGTGTAGTGGATTCGAAGGAGTTAGTGACACATATTCGTTTACCAGATGGTATTTATGTGGAGGATATACAGAAATAAATGGATCTAGAGCTTCTGGTGTGCCTGTTCGATTGTATAGACGCAGTGATGGTTCTTTTGTCGATTCGACTGTGAGTGCTGGAGTAAGCGGGGTGTTCTCAATAGACTCACCTTACAATGAATATCATTACGCTGTCGCTATTTATCCTAGTGGTGTTGATACTAATGCTTTGATTTATGACCTTCTACTTCCATAAGGGGAAATTGAATGGCTGACTATACTTCACCTCCCATGAACAATTTGCCTTTTACATTTACTAGCGGTGGTTATTCTGCGCCTCCGTTTGACGCAGTGCCTTTCAAGTTTGGATTAAGACCTTCCTACCAAGGAACAGCTGAATTACAATCTGCTATCAATGTGCTTAGTCAGGACTATGTAAAAGAATGTCCTACTATCGTGGTTGGTTATAGATCAGGTGTGCCTCAAATATTGAAGCTTCCTTGTATTTATGGTGGATATAGGGATGTTGGTGCTTATATTTATGGTAATCCTACTCATAGTGACCTTGGTGCGTATATTTATGCCACTTCTAACTACTTAGATCTTGGTGGGTACATCAAGTCGTTTGTTCAAACTGACACTGATTTGCCGGCTTTTGTTCGACCTTATGTTCAATCTTATGTAGATTTAGTCACTGCTATTCGACGTAAAGACGTTGGAGATGAGGACTTAGGAGCTGGTATCCATGGTTGGGCTCCTTATGATTTGGCGGCGTTGATTGGCGCGCATTCCCCCGCTGATTTGAACGCTTTGTTGAACATTATTGAGATTAAAGATTTGCCAGCTAGCATTCATGGTGCTTTGTATTCAGGTCAGGCTGATCTTGGTGCTGAGGTCTATAAGATTTTTCAGCGCGAGTACAAAAACCTAGGTGCTTACATCAGAAGCACTATGATAGAGTATGACTTACCTGCTTATCTAAACGTGATTTCTACATATGATTTACCAGTTTACATTAAAGCTTTTGGAAGATCGACCAAGAATTTAGGTGCATATTTGATTGCCAGACAAATGAAGAACTTGTCTGCGAGCATCCATGGTTATGACACCAGAGACATGGGGGCTATTGTGGCTGGTGTGTATGGTCCTTACGATTTACAAGCTTACATTAGAGTCCATCCTTATTTGAATCTGCCTGCTACTATCGCCGGTTGGTATAGGGGCGTGTTTAACCTACAAGGTATCATAGAGGGGTCTTATAGATCCGACTTGTTTGCTTTTATCAATCCAATCTTACCTATGAACTTGGGTGCTTATATCAACGCAATTGGACAAAGTTTTGATTTAGGAGCTTTAATTACTCCTAATGTAGTTAAACTTAAAAGAGTTATTAATGTATCGCTGCTTGAAAGTAGAGATTTGAAAGGTATACTAAACGCATTTTGTTTTAGTTCAAACTATAAAGATTTAGGTTCTTCATTGTATGCTTTACAGAAGAAGGATTTATCAGCTTTCATCTTAGTCTGGCTTTCTGATGACGGATATAAGGATCTCGGTGCCTACATAAACGCTGAAAGTTATGTTGTGGAGAACAAATTGAGTGCTAAGTTTGTTCCAAGCACGGCTTCATACGCTCAGTTGAAGTTAGGATTTTCAGCCCACGGACCATCCTATACCGTATTCGATACCCAACGGGTGTTGTTTGGTACTTTCTACGCCGCCAATCTTTTAGCGTCGATTAGGGGCATCTTACGAAGTGTAGATCTTGGTGCGTCAATTGAACCACTTGTTCAAGCTAACTACACTGAATTACCAGACTACATTAATCCAAAATCTCACGAGGTTGTTATTGATTTGACTGCTAAAGGTCGAGAAAATTGGAGGACATTCGTGGAGATAATGTTTAATCGCGGGGGTCCGGAACCATTCAAATACTTTTATGTAAGTGGTTCAAACAAGGCTTATAGAATAGATAGAGAAAGACACTGGACTGTATGGGCTAGTTCTTATAATGAAGACACGACAGACATGATTGAACGAAAGAATGTAAGGAGCAAATTCATTTTCAATTTGTCTCGGTATGATACCATAGACGCGGCTGTTCGAGATCTTATAGATAGGGTTTCATCGTATCATTTTGCTGAGTTAAGCGCAATTATTCAACCTATTTTACCTCCTTACGCGGACTTAAGCGTGTCAATTTCTGCGAAGTTCAAAAGGACTTGGGTGAAGAATTTGCCAGCATCGATTATTGGAACTTAATGCCAGAATTTATCTAGTAAATCTTGATTTGTATTCTATAATAATGTTGTAAGTCATTATTTATTAGGAGATTAAAGTATGAGGTTAGAATTTATCGAAGCGCGAGATCTTCCTGACGCTTGGTTTCAATGTATTTGTAGAGTTCAAGACACAGGAAGAAAATACATAGTAGACAGAGGTAGTTATGCTGGTCAGCAAAGACTGGAATTTGACTACGTCACGATCCATATCAAGTATCCTGGAGTAAGACCCTTACTACCAGATATCCCACCTCATTTGGGAATTCCCAACCCTGTAGCCGAAGGCTATCTCGAACAATATCTCCCATATCTAATGACACCAAAAGTTCAACCAGGTGAGGATTATACCTACGGAGAGCGTTTATCAGGCTATTTGTACAATGTATTTGATGGTGTAACGAGAGAAGTTTATGACGTGGATCAAATAGCTGAAGTTATTAAGATGTACAAACGGGATGGTTTTGGCACTAACCAAGCTTGTATGGAAGTAGGTATTCCTACTGACATTACAAAGAAAGATCCTCCTTGTTTAAGATTAGTAGACACTCGCATACAGGACGGCAAACTGAATTTTGTCGTCTATTTTCGTTCCTGGGATCTGTGGAATGGTTTCCCTGCTAATCTTGGTGCTATTCAATTAATGAAGGAATACATGGCTGCGGAGATTGGGGTCGAGGACGGAGAAATAATTGCCATGAGTAAAGGACTACACATATATGATTATGCGTGGGATATAGCAAAGTTGAGGACTTGTGGATATGGAACCAGTCAAAATAGTTGAAAAACCTTGGGGTAAAGAAGAATGGCTTGAAGTTACGAATACGTATGCTACAAAGTTCCTGTATATTAATGCTGGACATAGGTTGAGCTTACAATACCATGAAGTAAAATGTGAGACAATCTACCTTATCTATGGTGTTTTAAAGTATAGATATGGGACATTGGATAAATTTCTGATTACTCCAAGTCAAATGGTTTTTATTCCTGCGGGGATTGAACATAGATTTGAAGCTCTTGATAAAGATGTTTTATTGTTCGAGATGAGTTCGCCAGAGTTAGATGATGTAGTGAGGCTGAGTGATGACTATGATAGGACTTAATGACTTCTGGAAAAAGGTATACAGATGTAAACATAAATTGAGCACTGAATACTACAGGGAATGGCCTTGTGAAACTTTGTTTTGTATTGTACATGAAGTTCATTGTTTGAAATGTGGTGTGTATATAACGCATTGTGATTGTTACGCCAATGACACTATGAGTGGTTGGCCAAGTAAAAGATGGGAGCATTATAATGCTGGAAATAGACGACAAATTAAAAAAGTTGTATAGAGAATGTTTAGAAACGTGGGGGTTTGAAAAACAAACACGCGAAGCTCAGGAAGAATGTGCTGAGTTCATTGTTGCTGCCTCTCACATGTTTAGAAATAGACCTAACAATTTGGAAAATTTCATAGAAGAAATCGCCGATGCTTACGTAATGCTGGGTCAAATGATCGTGTATGTGGGTGAAGATAAAGTAGTTGAAGTGATAGAGAATAAGATACCAAGAATAAAAGAATCAATGCGAAAAGCAAGAGAAAAACAAGGAGGCAATAATGGAATTCAAGATTAAGACATTCGAATTACAGACAATCTTTAATAAATTGGCTAACATTGTTAGAGTTGGGGATGATAATTTTTCATCAATGGTCATGATTGAAGCTCATGAAGGGGTGTTGAGGTTTAGAGCCACCGATGGTTCTACCGTGTTGGTCATTGACGCTGACAAGGAACAAATTGAAATCATGTCTGATGGAAATTTGCTTCTGAAATTTAAGGACATTAAAAGTTATGTGTCTAAATTTGTCCCACTTGTGGATAATTATGGAACTGAAGATTTTCATTTTATTCACAATGCGACTGATTCAGTGGTTAAGTGCGTCACTATGTTTCCCTCAACTAAACCTTCGTATCGAAAGTTGAAACTTGTTGTTTTTAACTCTGAAGGATATCCAGTCAGTGTGAAGCCATTTGAGGGCGCGCAAATTATTTTGAACAGCGAGATTCTTAAAAGAGGTATTGGTAGAGTAATACATTGTATCAATCCTGGCGAAATCAGAAAATCAATGACAGGTGTTTGTGTCACCATCACTACTGATAAGATCGTGTTTGTTGGGACAAATGGTATGAAGTTGGTTGAGTTCATGCTGCCGATTAACGCGGAGATTGAAAAAGAATCTTACATCATTTCGTTCAACGTAGCTTCGACATTGAAAGCTATTTTGGATGAGGATGCTCAGGTGTTTATCAAGTTTGAGGGTAAGTACATATACGTCAGATCTAACAATATCTATCTTATCGGAACTTTGATTTTGGGCGAGACGTATCCTAACTACAAAGCATTCCTAAAAGGCGGTAAGATCATTGGATTGCCAAGATTGGATTTGTACGATAGTGTTAAAACCGTGTTAGACGTGCTTGACCCCGAAGACAACAGCAGACTTTCGTTGAAGTTTAGTGGCACTACCATTGAATTAAAAAGTGATAAAGCTGAGTTTGTTCAGAACGTGAATAACGAATGCACTGAAGCTGTTGATGTGGATGTAAATGGTACTTATTTAGAGTCATTGCTGAGGGATTTTGCGACTGAAAGTATCGATGTTTGTCACGATGTTGGCACTAACTACATGGTGTTTAAATCGCCTGATGACCCAGACCACAACGCTCTGTTGACGATTGTAAAAAGGAGATAGTATGGGTGGATTAGATCTTTTTGGAAATGGTTTGACGACCGAAGAGTCTCAGGAAAAAACTGCTATTGAGTTTTTGAGTAAGCGCGGATACAAAGTATTCAAGTCGGCAGAAGAGATTAAGGCTGAAGCTATTAACTGCGGTTATCATGTTTCTGATCCTATCATTGTCGATGAGAAAGTTAAGAATGTTTCGAGTCTGCGCAACCATTTTTACAGAAGATTGTGGAGTAAGTACCCCTCAGAGAGGTCTCGATACATAAAAGGTAATGATGGTGTTGAGTTTAAGTTGTTTGAGTTGTTTATCAAATCTCGTATGGATACTGGTTTGAATAGAGAGAATGCTATTCAAGAGTGTTTAGCTTTGATCAATGTGATATTTGACCATATTGAGGAATTCAATTTCAAAAGCACGATTGACGCACGTATATTAGGCACGAAAAGTGCTGGATGGGTAGTTCATAAGGCAGCTTCCATACTGACACAGGAAAGACAAAAGAAGAAGGAAGCTGACCTAGAAAGCTTTTTTGAGAAAAAATTCGCGGGTGCGATAAAAGAGGAAGATGTTGACAAGGAACTTGATGCGTTATTAAATGGAGGGTAATATGGCAAAGAAAAAGGAAGAAGTAAAAGTAGAATCAAAATCAAAATCTAAGACATCTTTAGAAGTCACTAAACAGCTTGTTATTAAAAAGTATGGTGAGGGAGTTATTAGCTACTTAGGTGACCATGAAGATATGAAGATTGACGCTGTTTCTACTGGGTGTTTAGCTTTGGATTCGGCGCTTGGTGTTGGTGGGTTTGCACGAGGTCGTCTGTATGAAGTGTATGGACCTAATAGTAGTGGTAAATCTACCCTTGCTTTAAGCGTTTGTATGCAGGCGTTAAAGAGGGAACTTGTTGTGGCGTATATTGATGCCGAGCATTCTCTTGATCCTAAGCTTGTTAGAAATATGGGTAAAAACGTTGGTGTTAGTGCCGACAAGATTGTACTTGTTCAAGCGTTTACTGGTGATGATAACTTAGAATGCGCTGAACTACTTATGAAGACTGGTGACGTAGACGTGTTGGTGGTGGATAGTGTGTCTGCTTTACTCCCGCGAGCCATGGCTGAGGGGGATATTGGCGACAATTACATGGGATTACTCGCAAGATTGATGAGTAAAGCGTGTTTGAAGCTAACCCCTGTCGCGAATGAAACCAACACAATGATGATTTTTATCAATCAGATTAGACATAATATTGGTAAGTGGGGTGACGATAGAACTCCTACTGGTGGTGAAGCTTTATCGTTTTACGCGACTGGCCGAATTAAAGTAGAGGGCGGAGAAGCAAAGTCATCCCGTATTTTAGATTCAAAAGGCATTGTTGTGGGGCATGTAAGTGAGTTTGAGATTGTGAAAAATAAACTGGCTGCGCCTTGGCGATCTGCTAAGATTGACCTTATCTATGGTCAAGGATATAGTTTCATGACAGAGGTGGTCAATCTTGCTATTGAGTTAGGTTTAATAGAACAATCAGGTGCCTGGTTTACTTATAATGATCTTAAAGTTCAGGGAAAGAATGGTATAATGGAATCAGTTTTGAATAATGAATCTTTGTACAACGAGTTAAGATCCAAAATAAAAGACATGTTGGGGTTGGCATAATGAGTAGATTATCCGAATCTGTGCATGACTTGCTGAAACAAACTTTTGCTCATAATGTTATTCTAAAAGAGCACTATGTCAATTTTAAAGGCAAGCGATTGTTCTTTGATTTCTTTGTGAAGGATCTTGGTATTTTAGTTGAGTGCCAAGGTAGGCAGCATGACGGATATGTGGCTCATTTTCATGGGGATGCCGAGGGATTTAAGTCGTCAAAGAAACGAGATAATTTGAAAATTGAGTATGCTGAGAAAGAGAATTTGGTTTTTATCACTATAAACGAAGGCGAAAAGTTGAGTGATGTAGATCTATTAGATAGAATATGGAGTAAAATGAAATCATGACCGAAATAATCATAGCAAAACATAACCCATATGACGTGGACGCTCCTAAAGATTGTGAGGATTTCATTTCGTTGAATGACGGAACTAAGGCGGGGGATAAGAAATACTGCGATCGATCCAGATTGTGTAAGCAGGTCGAGATGTATTCCGAATGGCATGAATGGTTTGAATTTTTCACTGATGAAAGTGGTAAACTTTGTCAGGAGAAATGTATGGACTATCTTTGCACTGGCAAGAAGCCTATTTGGGAAGAACGAAGCAAGGATGAGAAGGCAAGCTAATGTCAGAAGAGACTACTAACCCGTATTTGAATGATCGTGCTGAAGGTTTAATGGTGTATAAGGTAAAGCATAACATACCATTGATGGAAGAGATTTTTTCGTTCGACCCTCGAAATTTGGAGGCAACTCCCAGCGCTAAAATTAGTCAGTATGCTATTGGATTAGCTCAGTTTCTTATCTTTTTTACCTCACAAATAAACAAAACAAAGGTATTGATTACTCAAAAACATAGATACATAGATGTCAGGATAAGTCAGTCAGAGATAAAAGCTAAAACTCAACAAGAGAAGCGTAGACTGGTTATTGACGGCGATCCTGAACTACAAAAAGTAGAGGAAGATCTTGAGAAATACGAATGTGAAATCAAGATGACGGAGAATTTAGAGAAGTATTACACGGAACTCATAAACGCTTTCAAGCGTGAGTTGTCAAGGCGAGAATTTGAAATGAAGTTTAGTCGAGACGAAAGGAGACTTTAATGACGGAGCTTCAAAAAGATAAGTTTTGTAATGTATATTATGAAAGAGCGTTGCTGTTTTTCTGTTTTCAATCAATAGAATACTATTATATGATAGTGTCTCGTTTAAGTGCGATAGATTTCTTACTGACTGATCATAATTTGATTTTCATGATTATGAATGATCTGGTTGAAAAGAAGAAGATAAAGAAAATTGACACTCAGGCGGTGATCCACGAAGCAGATCGACAGGGTATTTTGAAGCAGATAGGTGGATATCAGTACGTCAATGCCATAGTTAGTATGGACGTGTCATTGGAGAATATTCAATTCTACATTCAAAAGACCGTGGATAACAGCACCAAGTATAAATTGTATCAGCAGTTTGTAAAAGACACTGCGAGAGTGTATGACGTAGGGTCTAATGAAGACACAGCTGCAATAGATTTGATAGGCGAGACTACTAAACGCATTATGGAACTGTCGATCAGTTCCCGTGCGATAAAAGATGCGGTGAATCTCTCCGATGGGTTGGAAGAGTATATTGAAGAACGCAGAACTAATCCAGTTAAAATATGTGGTATTCCAACTGGGTATAATACATTGGATAAGCGCATTGATGGTCTTATTCCTGGCACACTGACGGTTGTTTGTGCGCGACCGAAACAAGGTAAGAGTACGTTTTTATCGAATATCGGTAAGTATGTCGCATATGATTTGAAAACACCAGTATTATATGTTGATACTGAAATGAGTTTTGATCAGTGGCGCACAAGAATTTTGGCGATGATGTCTAAGGTTCCTGAGCGTGTTATAAAACATGGTGGATATTCCGATCAGGAGTATTCGCGTATCATGAAATCGGTTGCTATCACCAAGAAGTATAAGTTTTTTCATGAATATATGCCAGGATTTACGATAGATAAACTAATAGCTATTTACAAAAAGTATAAGTACGTTGAGAACATTGGATTGGCTGTTTTTGATTATGTCAAAGCACCTCCCGGTGTGACTTTCAAAGACAAGAAAGAGTATCAGATTCTTGGAGACGTGGTCACCGTTTTAAAAGACCTTGCGGGTGAGTTAAACATTCCTTTTCTATGTGCTAATCAGATTAACAGACAAGACGATATTGCGGATAGTGATAGGGTGTTGAGATACGCCGACATTCTGTCTTTCTTTAAGCCTAAAAAGCCTGAAGATATTCAAAATCATGGTGTTGCTGCTGGTAATTACCAGTTGATTATAAAAGACAGCAGACGTGGTGGTATTACATCAGCTGATGGTATTGGGTTTGATTTTCATAAAAGTACCTTGGCGATATCCGAAGCCGAAGTTCAGCTTATGGGTAAGGAATATGGTGACGAAAGTGAAGAATCTGAGGTTGAATTTAGTAGTGAAGACTTAATAGGACTGGATGACGATGGAACAGAATCTTTATTATAAGTTGAACAGATTAAAAGAAGCTATTGATGCTGAGCAATTGCTCAGGGATTTAGGCTTTGAGGTCTACAGACGCTCCAGTCGTGAGATTAGATGCGCTTGTCGTGTCCATGGTGGTGATAACAGAAGCGCTTTTAAGATGAACACGGAGACCAAGAACTGGGTTTGTTTTTCTCACGGATGTCATGAAGACTTGGGGTACGATGTTATAGCGTTAGTCAGAAAAATGAAGAACATTTCGTTTGGAGAAGCGGTTAGATACCTTGAAAATTTAGCCGGGGTTGACATAAATGACGAGACCGCTTACTTGCAATTCAAGCGCGAGAAAGATCGCCAAAGATTTATTGATCAAATGATAGACAATAAGCAGGTTCCTACTGCTTTATTGACGGAAGAGTACCTAAACACGTTTAGAAAGTTCAGATCTGATTACTTCGAACAGGAAGAGAACGGGGGATTTCCAAAAGAGATTTTAGACGAGTTTGAAGTAGGCGGTGGTTATATCGATAGGTTTGGTTTTCAGAGAGACGTTATTCCTATCAGAGATATAAATAGTGTTTTAAGAGCTTTTAGTTGTAGAGATATCACTGACAAGGCTATTTATGAAATGAAGTATCTTTTGACTAAAAGTTTTGATAAAGACAAAGTGCTCTATAATTTACATAGGGCAAAAAACTATATGGACGAACGCAGAGCTTTGATTGTGGTTGAAGGGTTTAAATCTGTTTGGAAATTATACATGACTGGTTATAAGAATGTCGTAGCTTGTATGGGTAGTAGTATAACGGCAGGACAACAAACTCTTTTGTATAGTGTTGCCGCGGAGATCATTTTGTTGTTGGATATGGATGAAGCTGGTGTAAAAGGTGTGAAACGATGTATAAGAGACATGAGTGGTAAAATCCGTATAAAACCGTTGTATTTGTCGTATGTTGATACTGATCCGGCGGATTATGATATCGATAGTTTAAGAAAAATAGTGGGAGGTTATTATGAGCAAAAAAATTAAGCAAGAAGAAAGTCAAGAAGTAGAACCTGGTGATTGGACGACTGTGGTTGGGACTCCTACAGCCGTTATGTTGCCAGCAAGACGTTATAAGTTTTCCGTATCGCCTGAAGTTTTTTCTATCAATGTGCCAAAGAAAGGCAAATTCAAGGACTATGATAGTAAGTTGTTTGAAAAAGATGGTGATTTTGATATGCTTGTTCATGTCGTAGACAAAGATGAATACATAGTGAATATTTCCGCGCTTTCAAAAATTTTGTTCGCGACTACAAAGTATCCCAAATTGGAAGACAACCAAGCGTTTGCTCCAATTGCGTTGATTATATCGAAAGATAATGTAGAAATAGTTGGAAATATCATTGAAATGTTGAAAGGAGACAAGTAATGAATTGCCCAAAATGTAAAGGTGATAATGTAGGACATATAGCTGAGGATATTATTCCTTGTTGTGAATGCGGTGCTAAGTTGGAATTACAATACTGGATCTGTGTTGATTGTAATATGACATATCGTGTAATAAATGGTGGTTATTTAGATAGTTTTCGTATAGACCATGAGTCACTTGAAGTATCGGCAAGAGAACTGGGAAGTGCGGTTCAGGAGTTGAACAGGATGAGTGAAGAAAAGTTGGAAAAAGAACTTAACGCTGAAGTTGAACCTGTGTCAGCCATGTCTGATTTGATTCACTATTGCGTGAAATGTAATCATGCGTTCATTCAAGATAAGACGGCTAAAGATTACAAATGCCCCGAGTGTGGTTTCGAGTGGGAGGTTTTGAGATAATGGTTGATACCAGACGAACAATGTCTTTTGATGTTTCTTCTGTGGCAACTGGGTGGTCTGTTCTTACTCTCAGTGGTGCGGGAAGTAAAGCTACCTTAATTGATTTTGGGGTTGTAAGAATACCCAGTGAACTCGATTTACAATCTAAATTGGTATGGTTCAAACACCATGTTTCAGGGTTGCTTTTAGTGTATAAACCTGATGATATAGTGATAGAAGAAACTTATTTGAAGAATGTCAAGACATTGAAGACTTTGACGCAGTTTATAGGTGTTCTACATTTACTATGTGGTGAATTGTTAGGGTTAACTCCTTGTTTCGTCAGTCCTAACACAGTTAGGAGTTACTATAAACTGGCTACGAAAGAAGATGCATTTGATTATGTGCGTAATAACTATAAGGTCAAATTGAAAAATCTGACTTTTGAAGATGGAAATGACATAACCGATTCGATTCTACAGGGATTGTATTGGATATATGAAGGAAGATATAAGGAGAAGAAAAAATGAGTGAAAATAACGGAATTAAACTTTCAGCAACGAGAATTAGTATGTTCTTAAGTTGTAAGTGGAAATATTGGTGTAATTACATACTCCATTTACCTCGTAAGCCCAACATTTCTTTTAAGTTAGGTTTAGCGGTGCATGAGGCTTTAGCGACTGCGGGAATGATTTGGCAGGCGCACGAGAAATTTACGGCTGCGGATGTAGCGAAGATAAAGGATATCTACAATAAGACCGCTGCCAAAGAAGGTATTATGGACACCTCTGTCTATCATGAAGGTCTTCATATGGTGATGGCTAAGATGAAGTTTTTCTCTGAGGGGAAGATCCTTACCATAGAAGATAAATTTGAAGTTAAGACCCCATCTGGCATTATTTTGATGGGTGCTATGGATAAAGTAGAGGAGTTGAGAGACGATACTATTCTGGTTGTGGATTATAAAACTTCCAAGTACCAGGAGACTACGGACGAATTGAAGTCCGACATTCAGTTGTCTGTTTATGACGTGGTAGCGAGCATAAAATACCCAGATTACAAGCGAGTTGTGCTGTCTTTGGACTATTTACGTGCCGCTCCTGTATTTACTTACAGAACATTGAATGAGCGTCATGGGTTCATGGACTATATCACCGCGATTTACCATGAGATGCTTAGATTGAAACAAGAATACGCTGTTCCTATGTTGAATGACATGTGTAATTGGTGTGATTTTACGGATAATTGCACAGCATACCAGGAAGTTCTCGCGGGGAAGACGTTCTTTAAAAAAAAACCGGAAGAGTACACGAACGAGGAACTGGTAAAGGATTACATGGACGTAAAAAACCGAAAAAGAATTCTTGATAATAGAGAAAAGCAGTTAAAACAATACATATTGAGTAAGATTAAGTCAGAAGAACAAGATGTAGTTGGTAAGGAGAAAATGATTTACATTAGACAAAATTCTAACACCGTTTATGATCCGAAAGTTGTGTTCGAAGTGATACCCGCAGAGGAGTTTTTGAACATGATTACTGTGTCCAAACGAGATGTGGATGAGTATTTGGAGAAGCATCCTGCGGGTAAAGCAAAGATCATGGACAAGTCGAAAATGAGTTATACGTCGCCTTTTCTAGCCACGAAAAATGTGCGTGGTGTAGAGGATTATGACTAGTAATTTGAGCATTGTATTCTATAATATTGAATGGAGGTTTTGTTTATGAGTAAGAAGATTAAAGTAGTGGCTTATTGCGATTCACCTACCTGTGCGACTGGATTTGGAACTGTTTCAAGAAACATTTTTGAGGGTTTGCATAGAACTGGGCGGTATGATATTGACATTCTAGGCATTAACTATTGGGGAGATCCACATAATTTTCCTTATAGGATTTGGCCGACGGGAACTAATTCTCAGAAAGACCCGTATGGTAGACAAAAAGTCACGCAAATGATCCCACAAATGGAGTTTGATCTCTTGTTTTTCTTGCAAGATTCCTTCATTATGGATTTCTTGCCGACATTGCTGCCCCACTTGAAGATGAGTCGTAAGACGCCCTTCAAGTCGGTTTTGTATTTCCCTGTGGATTCTGTGCTGAAGCCTGAATGGGGCAAGAATATTGACCCTGCTGACTATTTGGTGGCTTATTCTAACTTTGGTAGGGATCAATCCCTAAAAGTTTTGCCGCACCGAGATGACATGGTTGTGATACCTCATGGAGTGAATTCAGCCGAATATTTTCCTCTACCACAGGAAGAGATAAGGGAGTTTAGGAAGCGATATTTTGGTCCTTTTGCTGACTATTTCATCATTACCAATGTGAATAGAAACCAGCAAAGGAAAGATATTCCACGAACGATTGCTGCCTTCAGAGAGTTTCGTAAGGTAGTTCCTAATTCGCTTCTATATCTTCACATGGCGATTAAAGATCAGGGCTGGGATCTGGAACAGGTGTGTAAAAGCATGGAATTGGACATCACAAAGGATGTTATTTTCCCCAAGAATTTTGGTCCCAATCAAGGGTATCCAAGGGAAATCTTGAACAAGATCTACAACGCTAGTGATGTGGTCACAAGCACGACTTTGGGTGAAGGTTTTGGTCTTGCATGGATGGAAGCGCTTGCTGCTAGAGTTCCTGTGTTGATGCCGGCGAATACAATGCTACCTGAATTCATCAACGACGAGGTTGGTTATTTGTGTAAGAGTGGTTCAGTCCCCAGTTTGTGGACAACCATTCAGTTTGACAATGAAGTCACGAGACCTTTGACTGATGTTGAGGATATGGTTGCTAAACTGGTAGAAATCTACAATAATCCAGAAGAAGCTAAGCGCAGAGCTGCCAATGGTTACGAGTTGATGACGAAGAAGATGGAGTGGCAAAAGAACATTGCTCCTCAATGGGTCAAAGTATTCGACAAAGCTTACAAAGAATTGACCCAATCTGTCACAACTACCGATAAGAAGAAGATTATTGAATCCGAGGTATTTTAATTATGGAAATTCAAGGTATAAAATATGTAGGTCCGTTGTTTGATTTGTCAGGGTATGGACAAGCTTCGAGAGGATATGTATTGGCGCTTCATAAGTTGGGTATTCCAATCACCTTGAAACCTGTGTCATTTGAACAGGGCAAGACGGATTTTGGCGAGAATGGAAAAATTCTACAAAGTCTGGTTAATAAACCTATCGATTACAATGTGGTGGTTATGCATCTAACTCCTGAGCACTGGGCTGCCAATAGAGAAGTAGGTAAGCACAATGTAGGTTATTGTGTGTGGGAAACAGACAAACTTCACCCTGATTGGCATAGGTATATCAATGGAAATGCCGAAGCTTGTATGGTATCTTGTGAGTGGAGTGTGGGTGTTTATGAAAATTCAGGCGTTAGAATTCCAATTGGTAGTGTGCCACACGGCATTGATATGTCCGAATACGAGAATGTTGAACCCTATGAAGTGTCTGGAGTAAAGTCTGACGCCTATAAGTTTTATTCGATCGCACAATTCACTGAAAGAAAGCACCCAATGGCTTTGATTAAGTCCTATTGGCATGCTTTTCAACAGGGTGAGAATGTGGCTTTGATTTTTAAGACGTATAGGATGGGATTTACTGACCAAGAAAAACAGGTGGTCAAGGATACTATCGGTAGGTTGAAGCAGATGATGCCTATGGATAGTTATCCTCCTATCTATTTGGTGCTGGATTCGCTCAATAGAGACCAAATTCTTGGACTACACAAGTTTGGTAATTGCTGCGTCAGTTTGGATAGAGGTGAGGGTTTTGGTTTGGTTCCGTTTGAAGCTGGTGCAATGGGAAATCCTATCATCGTGACCGGTATGGGCGGTGTTTTGGAGTATGCTAAACCTGAAAATAGTTTCTTAATAAAGTACAGCATGACCCCAGTATTCGGTATGCCTTGGTCTCCTTGGTATCGCGGCGATCAGATGTGGGCTGAACCTGATTTGGGTGACGCTGTGTTTTGGATGAAGTATGTTTACGAGACCCAGAATAGGGCTAAGTTAAAAGGCACCAGATTACAGCAATATATTGGAGATAACTTGAGCTGGGCACAGGTTGGTAAAAAAATGATTGATTTCATAGGGAGCTTATAATGGGTCTGTCGCTAAACGTAGGGTGCGGTGATAAATCTTTGGAGAGTATAAGCGGGTATCCTTGTGTGAATGTGGATATTAGACCACTTAAAGGTGTAAATGTTGTGTGCGATGTGCGTTATTTACCCTTCCCCGCCGCTTGTTTTGATAGAATACTTGCCTCGGATATAGTTGAACATTTTCCTATATCCGAGACAGAACTATTACTCAGTGAATGGTCCCGAGTTTTGAAATCGGGCGGGAATATAAAGTTCCGAACTCCCAATCTTCGATGGGTAGCTACGGAATATCTGAGATCTAATGACGCTAAGTTTATGTCATGGCATATATTTGGAGGTCAAGATTACTCCAGCAATTTTCATTATGTGATTTTTGATCGTAGATGGTTGTTAGAGTTATGTAATAGGTATTCTCTGTTTGAAGTGGGTTATTTGGAATCTGGTTCTAACTTTGAACTTGTCGTGACTAAGCGAGGTAAGTAGTATGAATGTGATAGTGAGACCTGTGTTTAACAGACCTGAGATGCTTTATCTTTCTTTGAAATACGAACAAAAAGCTCGTGAATACTTTGACGACGACTATTTTACCTTGTTTGCGGTCGATCATGGTCCTGACAAGAAGTG